AAATCTTATGTACAAAGTCGTCAGCATTCCACCCGTAAGAAATAAAATCATTGACCATCTGCTCAACGAGGGATGTAGTTGGGACGACTATAAGTATCTTCTTTGCGGTGGCGCAATAGTATCTGACTATGGAGTAGATCATGAGAGATTTCCCAGATCCCGTAGGAGAAAGTAACAACTTACGATTGTATTTCAAAGCCTCGTAAACTGCCTTGTATTGGTATGGACGAGGTTTTATATTGCATATCTTATCCATGAAGTGTTTAACACCAGCAGGAGACACGAATTTATTATCGTCTTCTACATCTCCGTACCAGTCATTCTTCTCATACTCTACATTGTATTGTTTCTCATCCGCCCATAGTTGTACATGTTTCATTAGACCATGATACAATTCTCCTGTGCCAGGCGAATAGAGACGAATAGTTCCATCCCAATATTTGTATCTGGGATTCTTCTTTAAGAACTTAGCCTCAGGAACTTCAAACGTAAAGTAATCAGACAACTCACGATGAACATGTTCTTCTGGAGATTGAATAGTAATATAGACTTCGTTCTTCTTCTTAATACTTAGAGTTGTCATCATTGTCCATTTACAAATTTCTCCCACTCAATGGCACTCTTGATCTGGAAACCTCTATTAGAAATTTGCTTCATGACTTGATCTAACCAATACAGCATCTGATCTAGATACTTTATCTTCGCCTCTAGGTTGATGATATCAACATCAGCCTCTAGGTAGGTTCTCATTTTTTCAGAAGTTTTTATACTTGATCCAAATGGTTTAGCAGCGTATGTTTTGGCATCTGCTTCGCCTGAGTAATACTCACGCTTATCTTTAACCATCTTACGGATCTCAAATTCCAATGAAGCTTTGATCTGTTGAATGTCAGTGTAATGGTTTAAGTATTTATTGTGTTGAAAAGGGATGTCTAATGCGAGTTGTCCCAAATCTGTGCTATACTGTTTATTCTTGAATTGAAAATCAACTGCGCTATCTTCTGCCCAATCTTCTCTCAGTTTTTCAAATTTATTACGAAGTGAATCAAAATTCATAAGGCGTTCATATTTTTATCACGAATGAAGAACCGCTGGTGTTTAAATGTTACCTCTGCAGTTATGTACTCCACATCACTTATTGTAGCATCAAATTGTAGATTACTCAACGACACAGGAAATAGATCCCTAAACTCTACAACGAAAGCTGGATTGTATTGAGATGTAACGATGTGTAATTGTCCACCAGTATAGATGTCTTCCTCAGGTGTGGTTCTAGCCATCTGATCTGCGTTACCATTATCTCTCATCCACTTATGAATAGAGTTATAATTTACTAGATCTTCATCTACAATAAAACGCACAGAAAAATCCCCGAAGGTAACACCACCGCCAGGTATGATAGGCAAGTTTCTAAATTGACTTGCTACATCAATACTGGGCATGTTAACATCAGGGACATTTGCTGATTGACAAAAGAAATCTACTCCTGCAAACTTTTCTAGTTTCAGGATATAACCAATAGGGTTTAGGAAGTTCCTATTTGATGGTTGTTCTTTATACCACTCAGCAGACATTTCAACATCTTAAGCTACTTAGTATTTATGGGTTGTTGGGATCTAGTCCTAGACTAATAAGATACTCTTCCCACCATGAAACTTTTTGCCTCTTCCATAGAGGTACAGGCAATCCTTTCTCTCCATAGTATTTCTCTAAAGCAGCATCAATCTTTTCTGCTATCTCCAACTTTCTAATCCTCTTCTGTAGTACGTCCATTCGCATGAATAATTTCTTCCATTTGCTTACGAACAAGTGCAGCACGTTTCTTTTCACGTACTTCATTCTTATAACCATATTTTCCTGTTAGTATTGCATAGCCTTGAAACATCAATGATATTGATGAGATCAATACTACCAATAGTAATGCATGATCAGAAGTCACATCTGTCTCAGTAACTCTTCTTTTAATTTATCTACCACATCCTGTACAACACTTACATCAATACCTAGGAATGGTGGTATCAAACCTAGAACTCTAAAAAGACCATCAGCGAATAGAGCAATAAATGCAAACCCAAGTGCCATACTAATCATACCAGCATTTCTATTATGCTGATTGATGGCAAAATCAATCATCTCTTGACACTCCTCTCTTGTAAAAGTTTGAGGTTTAGTAGTTTCAATTACTACTTGTTCTTTATTTTGAGAGAATAATTCTCTACCATAGTTGGATAATACCATGATCGTATTGATAGTGGTTTAATAGTTGTCATCTTCGTCCTCTTCATCATCCCAGACGATGTAAGGACCATGCTGCATTCGTTTTAGTTTGTCTGTTTCAGATCTGAATTTTGCTGTCTCAGACAACCAGATGGCAAGTTTAATCACCACGAACATCACCGCCATGGGTGATAAGCATAACAACAGTATAACAGAAGGTTGACTCATTGCCAGTATTCGTCAAGAACATCAAACACCCTATTCAGATATTTGTTAGCACCGATACATTCCCACTTACCCATTTCGTTGATTTCACATTTGTAATGTAGTTCTCTTTTGAGTTGCATCAGTCTGTTTGTCATTGCAACTTTGTCTAGCCTGCCGTTCATTGGATAATTTGCATACTATAGGTACTATTTAAGCATAAAAAAAGAGACCCCGTAGGGTCTCTGTGAGGATATCCTAATAAAATTAGGTTAGGTTAGCAACTCTAACTCTTCTATAGTACTGGTTGCGGTTGTGTGTAAGAGCCTCAGCATCAGGTGTGCCGTTAGACTGAACAACAAATGGGTTAGCAACCATACCGTATCTAGTCTTGAAGCCAATCTTGGGCTGGAAGGTAGATGGGTCAATGCTTCTGAGCATTTGTAGCGGAACGTATGGGCAGTAGAACAGTCCACTGTCATAAGGAGATGTACCTTTGTAACCAACAACGTAGTAGTGAGTGTTAGAAACGTTTGCAGAGTAAGGATCAACGAAGACCTTGATTCTACCGTTCATTGTACCCACAAGTAGGTTACCTGTGTCATCAACTTCACCGATGGAAGGACCACCAGCGCCTGTTAAACCAGAAGAGTAGTCTAGAGTACCAGACATAGCAAGAGCACTAGCAACATCAGCAGAAGTGATGATGAAGTTACCCTTTCCTCTACGAGTTTGCTGTGCGATTGCGTTAGCATCTCTTTCAATCTGGAACATAAGTCCCTTGAATTTCTCAACAGACCATCTACCGTTACTGTCAACGTCAAGGTCAAACACACCAGCGTTAGCCACGTTGTTTTGAGCACCTTGTTTTGCAACAGTGTAAACAGTTCTGACAACCTCACGGTTGATTTCTGCAAGGATCTCGCTAGAAAGAAGGTTAGCAAGTTCCTGCTCTGCATCAAGACCGTGAATTGCCTTCAAGTCTTGTGCAAGTTCTAAGGTGTATTCTGCTTTGAGAGCTCTTGTCTTTGCAGTAACAGAAGTCTTCTCAATGCTGAAGCTCATCTCGTTGAAGAGAGTAGATCCAGAACCAAGTGTTTCTGCGTCTTCTCTTGCAATGTTACCAGCAGCACGCTCGTAGTTACCAGCAGTTGTACCGCCACCAGTAGCGTCGTTAAGTAGACCTGGGTTAGCATCAGTTGCACCACCGTCTCCAAGAGGAGAAACAGGATCGTTGAATGCAGCAGGACCTTGTGTATTACCAGAGAAGTTTGTATCAGGTTCGTTGTAAAGTGCTTCGTTACCAGCTCTTAGTGCAGCACCATTTTGCTGATAATGAGACTTCATCGCAAAGATTAGTCCAGTAGGACCGCTCATTGGTTGAACGCCACAGATGTCGTATGCAACCAAGTTAGGCATTGCACGACGGATGAGGCTAATCATCACTGGATCAAATCCAGCAAGACCGCCAGTTTTTGTATCAAGTCCAGAACCAGAGAGTGCGTTTGTACCAATGGCACCAACAGTGTTGGATGCTTCATTGATCATACCACGCTCTTCTCTTAGTTGAGACTCAGTGTTTTCTAACAAAACAGCGGTAACAGCTTTTCTATAATTGTCTTTGATGGCACCAGCGCCTTCGTGACTTAGAACAGGAGACCACTTTTCTGTTAGAGCTTTTGAGTTAAACATTTGTTTAATTGCTCCTTGAAAAAAGATAGGGGATTTATTTTATTATCAGGACTGCCAGCGATTGAGTGCGCTAAGGTATTGTGCCATTGCTGGACTTACCTCTGCGTTCTCTCCTTCAACTGGAGTTTCATCTGCAACCTCGCTTTGAGGTGCGGCTGCTTCTTTGAAGTATGCTTCCTTGATAGTAGAAACTTTCTTGGAGAATGCTTCTTCAGAAACGAACTCTAGACCCTCAGCAAGTGCTGCGAGTTTTTCTTTCTGAGTATCTGCCAATCCTTCTGAAACTGTGTTCAGAATATTTTTTCTTGCAGTCTCATTAAGACTATTTTGTAATTTCACATTTGCTTTGACCTGTTCGTCAAGGCGTGCTTCCATCTCACGAATAGATTCGGCCATACCCTCTACCACGTCAACTTTCTCGTCGGGGATAGAGATGTAGTGCTCTTCAAAGAGACCTTTAAGACCTGCAATGAAGTCTTCGGTGATCTCATTTCTGATTCCACGGTCAATAGCAACTTGGTTTTGCTCAACCCATTGACCAATGGCGTAGTTAACTGTGCCATTAACTTCTTCGGATAGTTCTGCCTTAGCAGACTCAACTTGCTTATCCAATTCGTTGGCAAAGTGCTCTACAAGCTTGTCATACTCTGCAGAAATTTTTGCTTTGACAGCAGATTCAAAAATGATTCTTGCTTTCTCTGCAAATTTCTCAGAGAGTTCTGTGCCCTCTACTAGGGCTGCAACGTCTGCGGAAACGTCAAGATCTTCAAACGAAGGTTTGATAGGATAGGTAACGTCAGGACCAGTGCCAGTTGCGTATGCAGCATCTGCACCCACGGAAGGCATAGGATCCTTACCAGGCTTACCTGCTGTAGAAGTAACACTGCTGTCTTGAGAGACAGGTGCTGATGCTTTAGCGCCAGGATTTTCCTCGCCATCATCATCGTGCTCATTAGGAGCTGTGGATGTACCACCAAGATCTGCTGGAGCAGCTTGTCCAGAAGGAGCGACGCTAGGAGCGACGGTGGGCATAGGATCCTTTCCGCCAGAACCAGTCTGTGCGTCAGAGACCTGAGTGGGTTCACTACCAGTGCCAGGAATGACGTTAGCAGAAACGGTAGGCATAGGATCGCCAGCTTCTACAATCACCTTTTGCTCGGTAACGAACTCCTCAAACTTTTCGTTTAACATGTCTGACATCTGAGTTTACCTCGTAATTTCCGTATAATTAATCTAAGTTTATTTATAAATCAGAGTTTTCCGAGGAAATCCTCAAACACTTTGAGGGTCTTCTCTTCCAATTCCTGACGCGCTGAGGCGTCCATGATTCTTTTATATTTAGCAACTTCAGTTTCCTTTAGTATACCGTTACACCAAACCCACTCTTTACCTTCCATAATGCCATTTACAAATGCATCTGGTGCGGAAGGATCTGCCACAATATCTGCAGCAGTGGTGAGCATGAAGTCGTCTGCAACAACGTTGCAGTCTTCTACTTTTTGAATGCTTCCCATACCACGAGAGGAAACACCTAACTGAACACCTTCGCCAAGTAAGTTCTTAGCAATGTTACCCATTGGTGTATCTAGAATCTGTGCCTTGCCAATGAAGTTATTACCTTCAGCGCGGAGACTTGTAATCCTATGTGATACTCTATCAAGGTTGATAGTAGGACCATCAGGATGACCGAGTTCACCTAGAGCACGCTTTGATTTTACATACTCTTCGTTGTATCTCTCAACCTCACGGTTAAGGACACTAAAAGGATACATACGGCCATTGCGGTTCTTTAGTTCTGACTGAAGAAAAACACCTTCAATGTAAAGGAGTTTCTTACCGTTCTTTTCCTCTGTTACAAGTTTAACGTCTTCAATCGTTTCCGTTATCAGTTTCATCGGTTACTTCCGTTTCTGTTTCTGTGGGTTCATCAAAAAATGTATTCGCGACAGTCTTTTTATAATTCGCCATAGCATCAGATGCCTTGGAAAATAAAAGATCATGAATTGTATTGATCGCATCAGCACGTTGGTTATCGGCAATTTTATTGACGATATTTACCGCACCTTGAGTGGAATCAACTTCGTTTCTTTCAGCCATAATATGAGTTCAGTATATTTTATTTAGTATTTGTTGTTGGTTTAGGTGCGGACTTTGCTCTTTTAAGGTCTCTTTCAAGCGCGTCATCAGCAGCTGCTGCTTCTCTTTCTGCAGCATCATCTGCCTGCATTGCTTGAATTTCAGGAGCAAGTGCAGTGTTTGCTTGAGTGAGTTGATCTAACGTATTTGTTTCTGCAGGATCAAGTGCAAGACCAGAAGAGATGTCTCCCTTCATTTGTTTATCAATCTCACGGATATCTTTATTAGTCTGTCCAAGAATATTCTTACGAACATACTCCACAGAGAAATACTTTCCAACAAAAGGATCCATCTGCGTAACAGTCATCATTCTTTGGTTCATCATTTCAATGTTTTTTAATTCATTAAAATGATTATCAAATAAGAAGTCATACTGGATATGCTCTTTCATATCTTCCCAGTCCTCAGGAGCAATTACTCCTTTGAGGATGAGCTGAGTCTTGAGCATGTCTTGGAACATTTCACTAAATCTTTTACGTAAACGTCCAATGAACTTGGTGAACTTAAGTTCGTCACGGAGGACTTCAGTGGTTTTACCAAGGTTGAATCCTTTATTGTCGTCTGTGAGACGGGAAGGAGGAAGATTGAGGCTGTTAAATAGCTTCTTCTTAAAATACTCAACATCTTTGAGTTCGCCTAGGTTCTGTCCACCTGGCAAGGTGGTGATCTCAGTTCCACGACCACCCTCTCTACGAGGTAACCAAAAATCTTCTAGCATACTCATGTGCTTTTTGTCGTCACGCATCTCACCAGTCTGTGCGTCATAGACTAGTTTATTACGATAACGACTCATAACATCGCGGAGATATTGTTCCGCTTTTACCTTAGGTAGATTACCTACATCAATGTAGAAAATTCTACGCTCAGGTGCGCGTGATAGCCTGTAGATAACAAGACTATCTTCAATCATTCTTAACTGATTGAGTGCCTTGATTGCCTTATGTAGGAAACCAAGAGTCATTCTTTTGTTTAAATCTTGTAGTCCAGAAGGACAAAATGTAATAGAATCTATTGCCATCTTGACGCCTTGTGACAATGACATGTCACCAATAGGTCCTAAAACACCACCTTTATAAAAACCTTTTGGATTATAAAGATAATAATCAACAAATGTTCCGTACTCATACTCTAGTGCGGTGCCTTTCATTGCTTGTCTCTGCAATGAATCCATGTTCTTTTTATTATCAATCTTCTGACGAACCTTCTTGATCTTCATTGGATCAATGTAACGAAGTTCCGTAATACCTTTCTTTGGATTGTCTAGGTCAATGACCTTATGATAAAATAATCTTCCATCAATATACCAAGATCTGACAATCTCATGTGCGCGATTGTCAAAGTTTAAAAGACGTTTAATATATTCAAACTCATCTCTGATCTTTCTCTTGATACTCATACCAGCATCTAGATTATCTAGATTAACTTCTACAGGAGTGTCGTGAGAATCACTTACAACAAATTCATTTACAACTTCGTCAACTGCACTATCAACCTCAGGATGTAGTGCCATATCACGATAACGACGGATCATCTCAAACTCATTACGAGCTTGATTATCCGTGTCTACATATGTCCCATAATAACCGCCAGCTGCTACGGCAATTGCCTCATCAGCATTAGGAGGGACAGGGGACTGACCCTTCTGACCCTCCTTGCGATTTATCTGGAAGCCAAATAACTGACTCATGATTACCTATTCAAATAAGTATGCTTCCTACTATTTATCAGGTTACTTAACAATACCATCAGCAATACCAGGTCTGGTAGAAGCAGGAGCAGAAGCTCCGCCTTTAGACTTAGCAGCAGTGAAGTAAGAATATTGCCACTCAACAGTGAATTCTTCAACCTGATCATTGCTATCATAAGCAAGATCAATTGCAGAAACGTTAGTCGGGAAGCAGTGGTGTAATTGATAAGTTCTAATAGAAGAACCACCAGGAGTTTGGTCTTTCTCTAATTGTGTAACAAATAGATTAGCCATGTATCCACCAGTTTGTTCTGTAGGTAAGAACAACTCAGATGTGTTATCTGCGTGAGTGTTGATTAGGTTAGACCATGCTTCAAATAGAGCACGGATCTTGAAGTTCTTATCGTTAAAGAATGTTGCAGTCCAAGTATCAAAGGTGCGGTCACCAGCGATCTTGACTGTTCTACCTCTAAAAGGAACTTCAATCACACCCAAGTTAGAACCTGGTAGTGCAGCAGACTTACAAAGAACAGAACTTAGTTCAACTTTGTCATTGCCTGTATTCTCTCCTACACCTAATGCACTAGCTACAGTGTCATCTGATGAGATTAACGCATCCTGAAATGCGCTGGGAAATTGAATGTCCACATTGAACATATTAGGCTTAACGCCCTGCCCAATGATAGATAGGAAATTGCTTACGTTAGACGTTGCCATTTTTGTTTACCTCGTGTTTATTACTCTATTGTATAGTTATCAGCGACCGACGACTTCACTGAAGGAAACTCCAGTCTTAGTTGCTGTTACTGTAACTGTGACGTAGTTGATAGAGCGGGTTGGTTTTACAAAAACTTCAGCAACAAACTCATTTCTATCAATGACTTCAGGAGAGTTGTTTGTTTCGTCACAAACAACTAGGTAGTCTGTAACTCCTCTACGTGCCTGAATCTCAGACATGTAGCTACTTAACGCAGCGTTGAAACTAGAACGAGTGATGTCATCATTCTGTTCAAATAACACGCCTTCTGCAAGTTGTCTTGCTCTCTTCTCAATGTTGAGGAAGAGACGACGAACGTTGATTCTGTCAAACGCTGAAGGAGATGCAAGAGCAGTCTTGTCTCCAAACAGAATAGGACCAGAGCCAGGAAATGCAACAACAGGGTTGATTGCAGCAGTATAGAGATCATCTCTTGCTGCCTTGTTAGGATTAAATGCTAACTTGACAACGTTCTGTAATCCACCACGGTTAGTTCCTGCAGGAGAAATCCAATCGTCTTGGATAGTAGAAGTAGAAGTACAAAGACCAGCAATATCTCCATTACAACCGATGTAACGATACTTGTCGTTAAAACGATCATACACATATTTGATTCCGCTATCCTTAACAACGTAAGAACTAGAACCAATGTTAGCAAAATAATCAATTGTGTTCTGTAGTTGTTGTGCTTCTGTTAATGCAGCACCACCAGATGTAGCAATTTGATTGCCATTAAAAGGAGAGATGAATGCAATGCAATCTTTTCTTCCGTTAGCAACACCAGCAACAGCTCCTGCTTTAGTAAGAGTGTCTGACTCAGAACCCATGGAACCACCCATTAGAACAAAGTCAATTGAAGTTGCTTCTGTATCTGAGAATAATGCATATGCTGTTTGAATTTCACCAGCAGTATATGCATAGTCATCAGTACCACCAGATAGTGAACCACCAGCAGTAGAGAAGATATATGCTAGTGAAAGTGGAGCAGCAGCATAAGATGCAGCAGCAGAGCCAGGATCTTCACCAACAGGAGAATACTCAGCAGATGTTAGAGCAGCAGCGTAGATAAACTGAGAATACTCATTTACATAGTCTTTCCAGTATGTGCTAGCTCCTTCAGGAGATTTACCATCAGATAGTTTTGAAAGATATGTTAGTCTTTCAACGATTGTGTTTGTGCTTTCGTCAACAATTGCAACATGAACTTCGTCACCAGATAGATAACGCTCGGAAGCGTATGCACTAGTGCCAGGTCTAGGACCAATGTTCTTGTATGTTAAACCAGTAGATCCAATAGGAAGTGCGTTCCAATCAGAGTTAGTGAAAGTAGATGCAACGAAACTGTTACCAGATACTGCAGCAGCAGCGCCGTGCTTAATACCAACTGTGTTAGCATCAATCACAACTGTAACTTCGTGATCATTTGTTGCACCATCGCTAAGTGCATCGCCAACGGATAGACCGTGAGCTGCCTTAACCATCTTGGAATCAGCAACTTTATCAACGATCACAACACGAAGGTTGTTACCTGCAGTGCCAGCAGTTCTTGCAATAAACTTCTCAGAAGAACCTGCACCAGCTTCATAGTCTTCTTTAGATCCGACTAGAACTGCAGAGCCATCTAAGGTTGCGTTTAGTACACCAGTTGCTGCACGGACAACAGCGAGTTGACCACCGTAACGGAGGAACTCAGATGCTACTAACCAGTCTGCAGCGTTAGCCTCAGCTGGTGCTCCGAAAGTAGAGATCAATTCTCTCTCGGTTCCGATATTTACAATTTTGCCTACGGGTCCCTTGGTGAACGTAGAAGCAATTCCAGCTCTAAGTGGAGATACTCCTGTGATAACACCAGTGGATAAATCACGTTCTCTAATAACAACACCAGGCGAGACTTGACTTGCCATTTTTTTACCTCTTAGATATCAAATTTATCTAAAAGTATTTAGAAATTCCTATTGCTCAAGAGGGGAAACAGTGCATGAACAACCTACCAGTCTGGATAACTCCAATCAGACAAAGGTCCTTTTCCCTTTCTATTATTTAGAATTCTGTTGATCGTACAGTCCTTACATTCATACGCATATGCTGACGGTAATCCTCTCTTAGATTTCCGAGTCATATAGAAATCTTCAATCAAGTTCTTAGTTTTTCTACAAGATCTACATTTCCTTTCTTTGAAAAGAAGATGTTCCAGACTGAACTGATCCCCAATATCCATCATAAGTCTGGGAGCATGTAGGACACTTCTTCTTGTTTATCTCCGTACCAGAATGTTCCTTCTGCGTCCACGAAGGTATCATCACCCAAGCCGTCATCAATAAAACCAAAGGGAGCCATATCTTGCTCAATTTGATTACGTTGTTCTTCATAAATTCTCCTCCTGATATCTTGATCAGTCATTTCTTTAAAGTAATCCTGCATGACTAGCCATGCAAATAATACCATGCACATAACTAAGTCATCATGGTATCCTTCATCTGCTTCCCACGCTTGTTTCTTCTGCACAAACGTAGTAAGTTCTTGGAAGATCTGGAAGTCATTAAACAATAACTTATCTTCCTCAATAATTGCTTTGAGGTTAGCGCAACCAATCTTCTTCACGGTCACACTCATCTTAACACCTAATTGTGTTTTTGATCCTGAGAATCCTTGACCCACGACCTGACCTGCTCTCCCACGCATAGCACACATAAGAACGTTAGGATATTCAAGATCGTAATTAAGAGTAGCAGCAATAGAATCTCCGATGTCATTTACTTCAACCAAGATGTATGGATTATGATATTCTTTGGCTACTTGGAAGATGACTGAGGGAAACAGTACAGGTTTAATCTCATTATTTCTGTACTTCGCAACGATTTGATACGGCACACTGGTGATATCAAACACGAGGAAAGCACTATAGTCTCCGCCAATGCCTCTGGCAACATCAACAGTAATAATGTATTCGTGATCTTTTTCTGCTCGCGAATAAACGTCAAGTCCCGCATTGCTCTGAATAGGGTCATGGAATGGTATAGTCTGGAGTTTCGCTGGACTAATCAAAGTATCAGCAGAACCAAGGAAGTCACATTCAAATTCTTGTGCGAACTGTCGTGGTGACGTGTTCTTGATTGTCTCCTCTTTCCATTTAGCATCTCTGCCAGGTACTTGTGACCAATGTACTTCGTTTGTAACATAATCATTCTTACCTCTCCTAGCATCCTCCCACATCTTATAGAAGTGGTTCATGCCATTAGGCGTAGAAATAATAATTACTTTAGTTGATTTACCAGAAGTAATAGTAGGATATACCGATGCAAAGAATTGTTCTGCGACGTGGTTAGGGACGAATGCAAACTCGTCAAGGAATAGAATGTTGAAGGACATACCTCTAACTGCACTAGCAGAGGTAGAAGCAGCCAATATTTTAGATCCGTTTTCAAGTTCAACATTACCTTTGTTCCATACTAAGATACCATGTTGCATCCATTTAGGTAGATTTTCATACGCTAGTTGTAATCTTCCAAGTAGTTCTCTAGCAGTGGATGCTTTGTTTGCTAGAATACCTATATTTACACTATCATAAAAAATAGCATAATATAATAGATATGCAACCACAGTTGTTGACTTACCAGTCTGTCGTGGTAGCTTTGCAATATTAAATCTATTATTATGAAAGTCCATCAAGATTTCTTTCTGGAAATCATACATGTTGAAAGGGACTAGACCTTCATCAAGAGAAATGATCTGAATATAATTACATGCAAAATATAATGGATCATTCTTACACTTAATCCATTCATTAATTTGATCTTGAGTAAACTGTATTGGCGTTCCTGCTTTTTTTAAATTAGGATTGCCAAGATAAACATCGTTGGTTGCCATTAATCAATATAGTTAAGGTTTAAAACTACTCTTCTTTGTTGATCCGTGCATGTCGTACCAGTATGTTTTAATTCAGAATCAAATACTACAAGTCTATTTGCTACACTCTCTACACGTTCACCATTTTCAAATTCTGTGTAACCATTATTTGTGTTAATATACAAGATAGCAGTTTTAGAATCGTAGTTTGTTGGAACGTCTACATGAAAACCGTGACGAACTATATTTTCAGTTCGTACATTACAGTTTGCCTTTACTGAGTAGATTGCTTTTGCGTCTAGTTTTCTAAGAATTGGTAAGATGTAACTCCAATACTTACTAACAGGACTATGTTCATAATAAAACATGTGAAAGAACTGATGGTTATCAATTTCATCACAACTATTATCATCAACAACATTACTCCAAGACCAATGAAAGTCTTTATCATTCAAGAAAATATCTTGGACTTGAGGAAATGTTTCTTTTCTAATAAATTCGTCTATTACAATCATAACTATTAGTTCACTATTAGTATTTAGATTAGCGTTCTTCTAGTTTTTCTAGAAACTCCAATCTCTTTTCCCAAGTATCACCACCTTCTTGTCCTTTAGAAGGATTGATACATGTTTGATCACCTAGGTTATTACAGACTAAACCAGCTAGATCAACTGGGTTTCCTTTGCTTCCTGTATTCCAATAGTGTTCACCATTCATCCAGACTGCACCACATTTAGGACATTCTTTCCTTTCCAATTTAAGGTCAGACAGTTCCTTCATCGTTCGTCTCCTAATTCTATATGAGTAAAAGTATAGTCGGCAAGCATTGAAAATAGTTGTTGTTTCATATGTTTTAAGTATTCCTGTTCTGATGCAGGACGAGCAGGACTACCTGGCCATGTTTCTAAAGCATAGCATATAACGTTATATAAACTTTTAACATCATATATTCCTAACTCTACTTGACAAAACCAATCCTCATTATAATCGTGTTCATCGTTCATTCCACAAGCGTGCCATGAGCACGACGGATTTCCCGTAGTTCTTCAAAATCTTTCTTCTTTGTACCACCATCATATTCCCAAGCATACCCTTCAGTAATCATCTGCTCGTTCAGTGATACTTCTGCATCTCCAATATATAACCAACCAAGAAGCCTACCATACTTACCCATACCACCAACAAGTTCAGTTCTAATTGATAGTTCATCATCTCCATCAATAGCACCTTCTAATTTTTCTTTCATCCAGTTTGTAGCATCTATTCCCAGTGCCTTCTCTTCCAGATCTCTTGTTCTTTTCTCTGGCGTATCAACTCCTGCAATTCTAACTCTTTCTTTCTTGTATAAGTCAAACCCAAGATCAATGGTGACATCAATAGTATCGCCGTCAAGAACACGATTGATCTCCGTCACCCTGAAGTTGTAGCAGCTCTTCCTGCTCGGTGGTGTCATCGCTCCCATCGTTCATCTCCTCAAAAGAGTATTTCATAATGGTATATATGTAATACGAAACCCCAGCAAGAAGAATCATCAGCATGATGATAATACTCCAAGTGGGGCTGTTGTAGTCTTCTAATGGTCTTAGAACTAAGTTCATTTTTTGAATACGCCTATCTTAGTCAACACATATAACGATAGTATTGTCCAAAAGATAATTTCTAATCCAATGTTATTCATAATAGTTACTCACCTAATCTATGTATGACTGGTTTTTCATTGCGTAAAATATTATACAACTCTAAGTTTTCAGCAGCTGACACAGGATAGAACTCAGCAGAAGGATCAAATCCATCATATCTCTTTGCCTGATTGATAACTATAGATCCAGATTCTCCTGACTGTGACCTGTGAAATGTTCCACGAGGTATAATTAACGCACCACTATGTACATCTAGACGAACAATGTGGTATGGATATTTCCATGTGGTATTGACTAACTCAAAAGTTCTCTCTCCTGATACTACTCTGTTGTAATCATCTTGAAAGCCGTGAATATAGAATTGTTTTGCTCCAACACAATCATCTGGTGGTGATGTAGCAGCACCTGTA